CTTGAGAGCTGTCGGTGCCAATCCGCTTCCTGAGGCCATCAAAGCTGCGAGGATCAATCGACTCATCGCCGTTGAACATGTAATCCTCAAGCGTTAGCCGCATGGATCGCAGCTTCGCCTCGATTTGCTGAGCCCTTACCTGAGGGCCATTGTTTTTGATGAGGTGCATGTCCACATCAATGTCGCCGCCAAACGGCTTGAGGCGTTCGTACTCAGGATTGAGCACGCCATAGGTAGACTCGTAGGTTTCATTGATACCACGAAACCCAACACCGGGCAGCTCGGCTTCGGTGAGGTAGTCAATACCACCTTGCACATTGACAAAAGGTACGAGGCGGATTACCTCGCTTTCGGCAAGAGCGCGAATAACGGCCACCCGTTGTTGATTGGTATCAACTTTGGCGGCCTCCAGAAGTGTTAGTCCCATTGGGGGGAGGTTCGGGTGAAGGTCAAAGGGGTGGCATCACGCCGGGAAGACATTGCAGGGCGTCACGCCGAGCTGTTTGGATTGGGACCACCTCAGGCATCACGCCATCAGTCGATCCCTGTTGCTTGATGTTTCCCAGGCCCCTAAGCCGTCAGCGGGGATTAACTAAAAAGCCTCCGCAATCGCCGCGCTTACAGGCATGGCCATCAGGTCTTTGCCACTGACAACACGGCCATCACGCCCGGTACGTGCCCCGCCACCGCTGCCCATGGCGGGCTCAAAGTTGCGCCCCCAAACGGGATCGGACTGGAGCCGACCCAGCCATTTGACGGGCTCAAACCGCTTGCCGGTATCCGGATCAATTTCGGGGCTGCCGTTGGCGTCAACCACCACCAAAGAGCCATTTTCCAGCTTGAAGTGATCTCCGAAGCGGCCCCAGACCGAATCAAAGGGGGTGCTGCGGTCGATCTCGGAAACCACGGTGGAACCCTTGGCGCCGATGAAGGCTTTCTCGGCTTGCTGTCGCACAAGCTCCCGTTGGCGGGCCGTGCGTTCAGTGTCGAGTTCACTGCGCAGTCCCACTAGCTGGGTGCTGTACTTCTCCTCAATCTGCTGTTCCTTGATCTGGGCTTGCTGCTCGATCATCTCCCGCCGCGCCTGTTCCTCCCTGGCCCTGGCCTCAGCCGCCCGCACCGCCTCAGGGTTAGTGGTGGACAGCTCCCGTAGCTGGGCTTCCAGGGCGCCCACACGGCGCTCTTTTTCTCGGTTGGCCTCGCGCTCACGCTGCAGGGCATGTTTGACGCGGGAGAGGTCATCCCCCTCGCCATCCCCTTCGCCACCGCCAGGGGCGGGATCGGCAGTCCCTGCGGCGCCACCAGCACCACCCGCACCGCCACCAGCGCCACCTTCGCTGCCACCTTCAGGGCCCTGGAGGGTGAACTGATCAATCCAACGTGTCTTCATGTGATCGGGGCATCACGCCCGCGAGCAACTACGTCTGCAGCTTTCCGTGTTAGCGGCGACGCGATGGCTTAGGCCGCTGACGGCGTTCCTGCTCCCGTTCGGCGGCGGCCATGCGGTTGGCGAGCTGCCGGGTCTGGACGGTTTCAACCAGGGTTTGGATGGAGTCGGGTTGGGATGCAGGGTTAGCCATCAACGTAAAAATCAAGATATGACCTTCTACTTTCACCAACGAGCGCTTGCGGCTCTGCGGTAAAAAGAGCGTCGCCAAAAGTAGAAGTAAAAATTTGTGGCAGAGGATTTAGTGAAAATTTTAGCGCATTTACGCCACCGGTTTCAATATCCTGTACGTCACCGTAAAGAATGCCTAACAGGGACGGCTGATAATACTTAACACTAGGGATTGTTTCTGCAACAAAAAAATCTAGCTGGTCCCTAAGTGTGATAATTAAATTAGCATCATTCCCGCTCGGGCCATTGCGCTTGGGTTCGTTTGTATTCATTTCAACCGTGATCCAATTTAGCAAAGGATAATCAGGCAAACCAGACGCCGCCCTTGATGCCGAATTAAACAAGTTGATTGTTTCGCTAATTATTTGATAATCTTTTTCGCCTGCAGACCAAGCAAATATGTAATTTCCTGGTGTAAGAAATTTAAAAGATGGGGTTGTTACGGGTTCCCCGTTAAACACAAGAGAGATTTTGGTATATACAAATTCTAAAGGTATTACTACAGCAAAAAAAGGAACCCTGTCTCCACCAATAAAACTAGGCTCCTCCCACCGCTGTTTTGCCAATATGCCATTGTCCACTTGCAGCACCCGCCGCAATTCTCCCGGCTTCTCCGGTTGCCGCTTCTGCTTCTTCGCCCGGTTCTTCAGGATCCGCGCCCGTACCAGATCCAGGATCTCCCACGGCACCGGATTGATGTCAACAATCAGGCTCATCCCAGCGCTGCCAGTATCTGGAACGTTTTCGGCTGCCCCGACTGCAGTGTCTCTGGCGTCGGCAGTAAAACCACCCGGTCGGGATAGGTGCGGCTATCAACCTGCAACACAATCGCGTCGTAGGTGATCCCGCTACCGGTCGGGGTTAGCGGCATGGTGGCAAACGCTGGCAACTCGTACCTCGCGTTGCCAGAGTTGAACGTGCCGGTACCGATCGTGCCCGTTACCTCCGCGTATCCATTGCCTGCCGCAAGCTTCACTGCATCCCAGGCACTGATAAGGCTGGCCTGGGTTAGCACCGTGCCGCCACGCAGCGCCAGAAACATCCTGAAGGTCTTGCCTTCGTAGGTGAGCTGAGCCTGCTTGGCCAGCGCATCAGGTGAGATCAAAACGTCCATAGGTGCCCCCGCTTACCGGAGCTTTCCACCCCCATCAAGCCGGGGCCGGTAGCGGGATCTCCCAGGTTCTGGCGGCCCATGTCATCGTGCTGGCGCTGCTTGCCAGATCAACGCCGTTGTCTACGCAGCACACCAGCTCGTCAACTGAAGACGCCCCGCCGCGCGAGCGGTAGACCACCAGTCTACGCGCCGTGATCGTGCTAGCCGGCCAGATCGCAGCGCTGGTCGTGACCGTTAGCTTTGGAGGTGTTGAAGCGGTGTCAAGGGTCGCGGTCAAGGTTACGGTGACGCCCCCGGCGGTGTAACCGGTGCCCGTTACCTCATTGGTGACGTTGCTGCGTTTGGTGTGGGCATTGCGGTCTTCGGTGTAACCCGAAGTAGTCAGCATCGCCTTGTATGTATGCGTGGTGTTGCAGTTCCCGCTCAAAACGTCTAGCGGGAAACTGCTGAAAACGATTGAGGCCATGACTACCGGGTCAGTTCGCCTTAGCTTTCCCGGTCCCTAGCCGTTTGAGTATGGCGCGGTGGGGGGAGTGAAGCTGGCAGTATGCAGGCATTCGCTAAGAATTATTACTTCATCCATATTCCCAAAGATTTGATTAGAGTTGCCAGCGTACCCAGCACCTATAGTATTTATTGATATGCTACCTGAGAATGTTACGGTTGCAAGCAGGTTCCCGTTAATGAACAATCTCACAGTTGTTCCTTGCCTTGTTAGCTCGTAATGATTGAAAACTTCAGAAGTTAGGCCGGAAAGGTAGTTGTTGAAGCGATCCCATAGGTAAGCATTGCTGTAGACGATAAGGTTTCCGGTTATTCCATCTTCGTTTAACCTAAATACTTGATTATTGTCCAAAATTGAATCAAACCCAAACAGCGCCTGGTCAAGCGTTATACTGTTAGCACTAAACCAAGTCGCTATCGTAAAGTCTCCAGAAAGCGTGATGGCCGGCGAGAATCTTAAGTAACCATTGACTTCCCCGCGAAGGCTTGCGGTGCCAAACTTTTTAACGTTTGTCCTTGTTACTACTGACCCGATACGCGTAATTGTTCTGGCGTATGAGCTTGAATCAGTAAAGACTGTGCCATTATCAGCCCCATCCATGTGCAGTAATAGAAGAACACTTCTGCCATCACTTCTTGCCCCCGGAGTAAATGTCGTAGCAGGTGTCACCCACTGCACGCCAGGGTTGGACCCAACCCCGTCCGTTCTTGCCCCCGGCGTGAACGTGGTAGCCGGTGTCACCCATGCCACCCCTGGGTTGGGTCCATTGTTCGCTCCGCCCGGCGTGAACGTAGTAGCAGGTGTCACCCATGCCACGCCTTCGTTATACCCCTGGCCGTCGCTCCGCGCTCCAGGCTCAAACGTGGTGACATTCGTGACCCAGGCAACGCCGGGATTCTCGGCAACGGTAAAGGCTTGCAGCGTCCCGTAATTCATCGTTACGCTCACCAACGAAAGCGTCTGCGGCGTCATGTCATAGTCCGCCGTCAGCAGCCAGCTCAGCGATCGGCTCACGCTCTCACGTCGGACCGTTTCCGCCACCGAACCCACTACAGCAGCCTTGGTAACCGCCGCCGCATACACGTCACTCCCTGCGCCCGCAGTCCCCAGGCTGCTCCAGATGTTGCCTGGTGCCGCAGGGTTAAACCCTACCGGCGCCGTGATCGTGTTTGCCAGGGCTGGGGTGCTGTTCACCGCTGGGGTCAGGGTTGACAGGTTGGTGGCTGGCACCGCCATGGGGAACCAATCAGCCCCGCTGCCTCCGGCCACCAGCCCTGCACCGCCGTCGAGCATGGCGTCACAGCCGGCAACCAGCCCCTGTGCATCAAACGCATAGGTGATCCCATTGGCGCGGAACTTGCCAATGGTTCCCGATGCCTCAATGAAGATCCCCGCCAGCGGCTCGCTAGGGATATTGCGAAACTCGGTGGTGATGGACTTGCCATTGGCCATCCCCGACAGGATCGCATGCACCACCTTGCCGTAGGTGTAGGCCGCAGCGCTGCTGGCACCATTGACAAACGTCATGCCGGTGTCATTGTCCCCGGCGCCATTAGCGGGCCTGAGGTAGCTGTCTGGGGCGTACTGCATGTCGTACTTGCCCGTGCTGCTAGCTTCGCCCTGGCCAAACTGCAACGTTACTAATTGAGGTACTGCCTCGCCCCTTGGGTCTGTTTTTTCTAGGCTGCTGTTAGTTGTTATGTCGTTTTGAATGTTGTCTAGCTTGTTATTTTGCTCGTCAACTTCTTTGGGTGGGACTGGAATTTGCCCGCGTCCTCTATTGAATACAGTTTCGCTGCCGCTGCAGACTAGCGTACTCATCCGATTAAACAGCGCTATGGTGCTAGCAACCCTGGCGGTATCGTTGAGTCTGCTAGCTATTTTCATTGTTGCCGAAGCAATCGTTTTACCCGACGACGTTGCCCCCCACGCTTGGTAGACGGTGGTTTTTTGTAGCGTTACATCAGATGCCTTATTTTCTGTTTTATTAACTACAGTTTTTCTTACTAAGAATTTGTACTGGGCAATGTTGACACCGTTGTAGTTTTCAATAGCAAGCCCGCCCGCAAAGGCAATTAGTGGCTCGTATTCTTCTGTTACTTGCCGTGTTTCTACCGGGCCATCTTCTGTGATCTTGTAAGATTTGGAAACCCTTGTCGCTTTGACTTGCAACGCTAGGGGGTTGTAATCACTACCGCCCTCTCGCTTTGATTTCCATTCAGTTGGATTTACGGCAGCGCTGCAGGTAGTTGTATCCGATGTTTGAAAAGAAAGTACGTCTTGCTTTTGAATCTTGCCGTCCTTGTCCTTGTAGCTAATTGTGCTGTAAAAGCTCTGGTTTACCGACTCAGAAACAAAGCTAACGGAATCTTGAAAAGTTACCTTGGTGTTGCCAACTGTGCGTTGGTATTCAATTTCATATGTCTGTACGGGGCTGATGGTCTTTTGGTATGTCCAGTTCCTTGCGTAGCCTGATCCACCCTGTGGCGCATTTTGATCGTCGGTATTCCAGGTAACCGATTTGTCATCCGGGTTCTTGGGCTTGTAATTTGGTGGTGCCTCGACCGCCGTGTACTCAACCAGGATCTCATCTGGTGCCGCAGGATCACCGATCGGCTCCATCGTGATCAGGTCACTCATCGCCAGCAGTGGCCCCGTACTGGCTGGAGCCAGCACCTGTCGCAACCGCAGCGTTTCCGCTGCATCAATGAAGCCGTACAGGCCCGCCTCCCCCAGGATCCTGCTGGCTACTTCCAAATAGCCATCAGATAGGTCGATGCTGTCCATCGCCTTAGCACCCGTGATGGCAGGGTTGCCGCCCGCCTGGGTGATTCCACAACGGGTTAGGCAGGTGGCCACCACGGTGCTCAGGTGGCAGATGTTTGGAGTGGATCCTGCTGCTGTTGGCTCAACCGGCGTCCATTGCGGGTTTTCGTCGGCATAGAAAATCTCCGCCTTCACTAGGTCCCACTTCAGAGCCAGTAGGCACCCAACGGTCAGTGTGGTCTGGTTTTCGATCGGGTCGCTCTCCGCCTTAATCACCCGCAGTCGCCTGGGGAAACGTGTCAGGGTGCCCCCCGGCAGCCGTACCCCCAAGGTGATCTCGGTGCCCTTGGCTGGCTGGACGAGGCCGCTGATCACCACCTCCCCTTGCGTGCGCAGAAGTCCCACCCCAGGCTGCAGGGGATCGTCGGATAGCTGCCCACTAATCACAGGCCCCAGGTTGGTGAATACCTGGGCGCGAACATCGATGACCCCGGCAGGCATCAGGCAGTCCTCCGCTTGAGCTTCACGGTCACGATGTAGCGCTCGATCACCGCACCGCCGCTGACAATCTGGTCGCGCTCTAGTCCCATCTCACCCACGGGCCAGAAGTCGGTAGCTCCAGGACGTGCGGCGATAGTGGACGTGAACCACGCCTTTAGCGCAGTCCAGCCGGCGGAATTGGTGACCCCCCGGACGGTCCGCACCTCAGAGGCCACCAGGGGGCCCCGTGCCACGAACCCCCCGGTACTGGTGGGCTCCAGTGATGGGCCATCCTCGAAGCCCTCGGGTTGATCAAGCAGCGCCAGGGTGGTGCTCCCCAGGGTAATAGTGCCGTAGGCGGGCAGGAACGCATCACCCCCCAATCGAGCTTTCTCGTTCTGGCGAAGCACCACCGCCAACTGCTGCGCCGCGTCGATCAGGGTGAAATTGACCTTGACCCATGCCCCAGTCGTCTCGCCCGCTGGGGCCCCGGTGAACCAACACCCCAGGCCAGTGACGCTCCGGCCATGGGCGGCACAGGTGAGGGACACGGTGGCCCCTACCGCTCGACTGGCCAGGGTGGGTGCTTCCAGGATCTTGGCCGACTGCCAGGCGTCAAAAATGCTGCAGCACGTCACCCACTGCGCCGGCGTGCAGAGCCCCGCCACGGTGAAGCGCCGCGCCGTCAGTCCCTGCTCAGTTTCCGCTTCGGCATAACCGATCGGCTGCGCCTGCAGGTAGCGCAGGGTCAGGGTCGATGCGCCATAGCTGAGCTGGATGCTCACCAGGACACCCTCAACGAATCCGCTGCATCGTCTTCTGCAGCTTCAACGCGGACCCGTCCCCTGGAACCCCTACCGATACGTTCCATGCTTTGCGCCGCAGCTCAGCCACCTCCTGACTCAGGTTTCCAACCGCCGCCGCCAGATGGGCCATTGCCGGATCGGATCCCACCCGCATCACGCCAGCACCGCCAAGGGCCCCGGATTCCTTCAGTCGGCTGGTCACGGCAGCAGGGATCACGGTGCCTTTTGATGGCGCCATCCAGAGGCTGTTTGCGGGTCGATTGATCAGGCTCAGCGCCCCCGATGCCG